ATGAATACGCAGGCATCGTTGACGACGGTGTTGCTGCTGGTGACGTAACAGGATTCATTGGCACTGGTTCATATGTTATGAATGCTTTGCTATCTGGATCAATCTATGGAGGTCTACCACAGAATAAGGTTACAGCATTTGCTGGTGAGCCTTCTGTTGGTAAGACCTTTTATGCATTGAATGTGGTGAAACAGTTTCTAGAGGATAACAAGAATGGATTTGTTTTCTACTTTGAGTCCGAGTCTGCTATTAGTAAGCAGTTTCTTTCTGACCGTGGTATTGACACTAAGCGGGTTGCTATTGTTCCTGTTGCTACTGTTCAAGAGTTTAGAACACAAGCGGTCAAAATCCTAGACAGATATCTGGAGGGTAAAGAGAAACCACCAATGATCTTTGTTCTTGACTCTCTTGGTAATCTTTCTACAGATAAAGAGATGCAAGACATTGCCGATGGTAAAGATACACGAGACATGACACGAGCCCAGTTAGTTCGTGGTGCTTTTCGTGTTCTTACATTGAAACTAGGCAAGGCCAAAGTTCCACTAATCGTTACTAATCACGTTTATGATGTTGTTGGTTCATATGTGCCAATGAAGAAGATGGGTGGTGGCTCTGGTCTAGAGTATGCTGCATCCACAATCATCTTTCTATCAAAGAAGAAAGATAAGACTCTGGACGACGACAACGGTCGCACTGGTGCTGTAATCACCGCCCATCTCAAAAAGTCACGAATGACTGTTGAAGATAAGAAGGTGGAGACTTGGCTAAACTATTCTACAGGACTTGATAGATACTATGGTCTATTGGATCTAGCTGAAAAGTATGGCATCGTTAAAAAGGTCTCAACTCGGTATGAGTTTCCTGATGGACGTAAGGCATTTGAAAAAGAAATCAAAAAGAACCCAGAAAAGTTCTTTACAGAAGAGATTTTAAATGCTATAAATGAAGACTTTATGTATGGAAAGTATAACGAGGAAGTGGAGGTTGAAGATGTCCAGGGATCTGTATGATCAAATTTATCTAAGTGGTGACGATCTTGCAGTTTTCGTAGTTAAAACACTCGAAACTCTTCCTTTCTATAAACTCAATATCAAAAAGAATAACAAGAATGGACTTAGCCTGAATATCAAAGACGAAACAGGAGAAGATCATTATGTATATAAGAAAGGTGTATATGTGATATATGAGATAAAGTCAAAGAAAGTTAGATGTCTATACATTGGCAAATCTGATAGAACAAATAACATTCGCACTAGACTTTATCGTTTTGGCATTGGTATTTTTGACATTCAAAAACCATATGAACAAAATCATCCTGCTGCATCGAAAGCTAGAAAAGATGGAATCAAAAGTTCAAAAAATCTATACATTAAATATATGTCATGGGATGACATAGAAAATATTATGCCAAATATTGAGAAGAGATATAAAAGAGATATCATTGACGAAAAGGTTGCCAAGATCATTAATCCAAAATATAACGAAAGAGGACTATGATGGAAGCGGGGACTGATTACAAGTTTAGAGACGACCTCTTTAATCCTAAAGAAGATGGTTCAACTGTGCCAATTGAATTGATGATTGATCCGTTTGTTGGAGTTGTTTATCGTTACACCACAGTGGGTTTCAAGGTAGGTGAAGATGACGTTCCTCGGATACAGTATGACTACGAGATTATCAAGACGAATGATTTGTCTATGATTACTCTGAGAAAGAATGAAAAGTTTAACACGATGTTAGGACTTATACTAAATGCCATGTTACTAGATTTAGGAGATGCGAGTGAAGTTGAGGCTGGAGCAAATAATTCTAAAGAATCTGATACAGAGGGAAGACTACACGAGAAAAGTTCTTCCGTTTCTGAAGGATAGTTATTTCTCCAATCAAGAAGATCGGCTACTTTTCACTGAAGTGGCCGACTTCATTCTTAAGTATAATCAACAGCCAACGTTTGATGCATTACATATTGAGATTAACAATGTTCGTGGTGTTACGGATGATACAGTCAAGAAAGTTAGTGAAACATTAAATGTTCTCAAAGATGACACAGATCAGACAAATCTAAATTGGCTTGTTGAGTCTACAGAATCCTTTTGTCAAGAGAAGGCAATCTATAATGCCATCACTGAATCATTGGAGATTATGAATGGACGAGGGAAACTCTCTAAGGGCGCTATACCTACTTTGTTGTCTGACGCTCTGGCTATATCTTTTGATCCGAACGTTGGTCATGATTATATAGAACAAGCCGATGAAAGATACGAACACTATCATAGAGTAGAAGAAAGGTTACGTTTTGATCTTGACTTTTTTAACAAGATTACAAAGAATGGAGTTCCGAGAAAAACTCTTAATATTGTTATGGGTGGTGTCGGTGGTGGTAAATCTCTCACTCTCTGTCACTTTTCTGCTAGTTATCTTTCCATGGGCAAGAATGTTCTTTATATCACCCTAGAACTTGCCGAAGAAGAGGTTGCAAAGCGTATCGATGCCAATCTAATGAACATCACATTTGATGATCTAATGGCTCTACCAAAAGATTTATATGACAATCGTATTGCTAAGTTGAAACAAAAGACAAACGGCAAACTTATCATCAAAGAGTATGCCACAGCAACGGCATCAACCATTCACTTTCGTTCTCTGTTGAACGAACTAAATCTAAAGAAAGGATTCGTACCAGATGTTATCATGGTCGACTATCTCAATATTTGTGCGTCATCCCGTATCAAGCCTGGTAATGGTGTTAATAGTTATACCTACGTTAAAGCGATTGCCGAAGAGTTACGAGGTCTAGCGGTCGAGTTCAATGTGCCAATCTGGTCAGCAACACAGTTGACCCGAAGTGGTTATACATCTACCGATCCTGGCATGGAAGATACGTCCGAGTCCTTTGGTCTACCTGCAACGGCAGATTTCTTTATTGCTCTCGTAGTAACGGAACAACTATCGCAACTAAACCAGATTATGGTAAAGCAGTTGAAGAACCGATACAACGATCCAGGACTCAACAAAAGATTTATTATAGGGGTTGACAGAAGCAAGATGAAGTTGTATGATGTTGAACAATCAGCACAGAACATTGTTGACTCAGGACAGGAAGAAGATGTGCCAAAGCCAACATTCAACAAACCTAATACTAACAAGTTCAAAGGACTAAAGGTATGAAAAAACTCTATACATACTATCCTGAGTTTAATGATAACGATGAACTGCTTTGGCTTGTGTTTGAAGAGGCAACAAGTCAGGTTGTTGCCGAGTTTTTCTTTGAGGATGATGCGGAAGAGTTTGCCACATTTTTAGGAAATGGTGGTGGCTTTGCAGGATTCACTCCAAGATTTGTCTTGACAAAGGTACCCAAACCTGATATAAATGAGGCATTCTTGGCAGAGTTTGCGGAATAATTCCAAAAAAAGATAAAAAAATTCAAAAAAAGTTCTTGACATTCCGTTTTGTAACATATATACTATTCAGACAATAAAGATTGGTTCCATAGCTCAACAGGAGAGAGCGACCGCCTTCTAAGCGGTAGGTTGAGGGTTCGAGTCCTTCTGGAATCGCCATTTATGGGGGTGGGTGTAAGACACAAGAGGGACTTATAAACCCTTTAGCGGCCGATTACCGTTCTCGACCAGGAGCGTTACCTGGCACCCCTACCAACTCTGGAGTGTAATGTGGAAAAGTTTGAACTACTCTTTCAGTGTTATCTTTCTGGACAAATGTCCGAGAGACAGTGGCAGGAACATTTAAAGTATGACGAGGGATTAAGGGATTGGTACGAATGTAGACAACTGATAAAGTCTACAGAAACAATAGACTAAGGGTGCGTCATTCTGTCGCAGATTTTCTGGGTTGACTTGTCGGTCCGTTTAGGGTATAGTATGCGAACGGTGAGAGAAAACAGAGACAGGAACACGGTGCGACAACCTGACGCACTTTTTTTCGAAAAAAGTTCTTGACTTTGTGTTTCCGATGCTATATAGTGATGGTCTCTTGTGCGATAGGAGAAAGATATGAAGGATACGAATGTGAAACGCTCTGCTTATTGGATAGTAGAAGCATGGACTAATGAGAATAAGCCTGTGTTCCGTGGCCAGTTTCTATCTTTTGATATGGCTTGGGATAAGTATTATTCTTTCAAAAATAAAGCAAACGTATCCTTGCAACGCAAGTTCAAGGAGACTAAGATTGCTTGAAACTAATACCGCTGTTTGACATTGTAAATCTGTAGTAGCTGAGGTGCCGTGTCCGGAACTGGTTACGGAGCGGTCTGCAAAACCGTTTTATGTGGGTTCAAGTCCCATCGGCACCTCCAATACTCTTAATAATATGCACCAGCAATGGACCTGCCAGTCCGTTGTGTTGTTCGTCTAATGGATAGGACATCGTGGCAGCGAGATATGGGTTCAAGTCCCATACAATAGGTGCGTATTATTAAGAGTATTTTTAGAAAGGTGTAGGCTCGCACGGGTAAGGCGCCAATAAAAAACTGATACCCAAGCCTTGTGTCGCAAATAGGTTCTGCTCTGGATTGCAACTATCAGAATGCGTGACATAGTAAACCTACATCTCTCTAAGAGTATTTTATACTGTATTGATGGGCGCATCCCTATAAGTCTAAAGATATGGCCTTGAACCATATACGCATGGGATGGGTCTTTCAATACAGTGTTATTCCGGAGAATCCGAGCAAGGTGCATGGACGTGACTGTTAATCACTGGTTAGTGGGGTTCGATTCCCCAATCCGGAGCCAATACCGCCCATTCGTCTAGTGGCTAGGACGCTTGCCTTTCAAGCAAGAAAAAGGGGATCGAAACCCCTATGGGTGACCAATAATGGCCGTGTAGGTTTCTGGGGAAACCACTTGTCTGTCTAACAAGTTTAGGTGGGTTCGATCCCCATCACGGTCGCCAATTTTCTGGTCATTGTGCCACCGAGGTGCAACCAGAAGTAAAGCAAAGTTGATTATATCACCTAGGAAGGATATAGTTGACAACGGTGGGGAGTTTATGGACCTGTAACTCAATTGGTAGAGTAGCGGACTCTTAATCCGTTTGTTGAAGGTTCGAGTCCTTCCAGGTTCACCAATTATGGATCCGTAGCACAATAGGTGGTGCAAGGGACTTTTAATCCCAAGGCTGTCGGTTCGAGTCCGACCGGATCCTCCAATTGCGGGTGTAACTCAGTGGTAGAG